CCCGTTACCATCGTTTACTCCGCCTAAGTCCCAGACTCAGGTTAGCTCATTTGCTAGCTACGCACCCCAATCTGTTGACTTCTTTTCTTACGGCTCGAAAGCTAGCCTTTATATTGAACCTAATGGAGCAGCAGAACCGAAAGTTGCAATTCCTGGCCTTACTACATGCGTCAAATACGGTTTACCGTCGTTACCGCATCTAGATATGGACTTTATGAGACCGCGGAAGTACCCTGAAAACGTGACCGCTTGCGGACGCTTTATCCTTGATGACTTCGGCAACTGCGAACCTTACGCAGTGGATCTCAAAGACCCCTTCATGGGCCCTGATCCTTACTCTGACGACGTAAAGGGAGAGAACTACCAAAATATCAAACTTGACGACCTCCCAAATGTTGCAATGATGTTCCTAAATTGTCCAAACCCATCAGCACCCAATGAGAGAGCCCCTGAACCTCTGGCTCCAGAACCACAAATTAAGAGCCACATTGCTGATGAGAATGATGACTACACAACTCTCCTTTTAACCGAAGATTTACCGTCGAAGGAATCTCGAGAACTTTACAACTCTATTGGAATGACAAACTGCATTAGAGAGGACAAAGGGCCTTTTACTAAATGCATTATTACTCAGCAGGCATCCGATAGAGCCCTCAGGGCCGAAACCATAAAACAACGGATCAAACTACAGAGTAAAGACGAAAACCTTATGGAGCTCCAAACCTCCAAAGACATCGGCTATGCTCTTTTCAAGGCCTATGCCCGCACCATGAATCTTCCGAAAGATCCTGTTCCATTTGACAAACATCTCTACGAACAATGTATTTACGAGTATGAGTACAATAAACTGCAGAAACCTCTTACAGCTCTCAAGAACAACGAGAAAAGAGCTGAACCTGACCGGTCTTTGTGTAAGGTTGATTTATTGGTCAAATCGCAGAAAGTATTCAAACTGGAAAAATTTCGAGCGTCCAAAGTCAAAGCGGGTCAAACTATTTTGAACATGCATGATAAAGTGCTATTCTCCACAGGACCCACCTGTAGGTACTTACATAAACAAATCGCTAAGACTCAGCCTTCAAACATCTTCATAAACACCAGGACAACACCCAAGAAATTCGAAGAGTGGCT